ATTTTCAGCGGTGCCGGGTGTTGGCTCAGCTTCGCTGATTTCTACTATTTTAGCTTCTTTAGTTTCTTTAGTTTCCTTTTTGGGTTTAACTATTTCATCTCTTTTAGCTTCTTTTGATCTATGAACAACGTCCATTGCTTCTGTTGCTATTTCGAACCTATCTGTTCTAATATTGTATGCGGGATTTACGCCGTCTTTTTTATCAGTGTATAGGACGGGTGCGCCATCCTTTATTGGTTCTTTATTTTGCATTAGTCGCATGACTTTTTGCTCTATCGATTCGCCTTCTTTTATGCGGTTGCATTTTATTAGGCTGCTTGTGTAATGTGGTATTTTATACATAGTTATAAGTTTGGTATTAATTTTGCACTCATCTTTCTTCTTGCTTCGATATTGCAGCTTATTTGTACCCAGAAGTTTTGACTATCTAGACTGGTCTGGGCAAATATCTGATTATATTTCGTAGGGTCAATATATGTTGTACCATCTGCTAGAACTCCGGCTGCTCCTTTTGAGTATCTTCTATTAAGCACCATGTACATACTACCTTCTTCTGCGAATGCTCCGTAGACTTTGTTAACATCAGTCATGTAATTTATCCATGCTGGCTGCTTTCCAAGTGATTTAGTTGTTGGTACTCCGGTTGCACTTGCTAAATCTGTATCTGACCATAACAACTGTTCTGTTATGAGGTCTTGAAATCCTATTGCATCTAATGCAGGTTTGTGGAAGTCATCATAGGTTTTTAAGTTTACAGTCCAATCATTTCCTTGTGAATATTCAATCCTTGGGGTTATGGATGCAATTCCCATTATAATGGATGGTTCATTTACGTTTACATTAATTAGACCTCCTTTGTGTTTTTCTGTCAGTCTTCCCCTTCCTGCGAGTGTACCGAGTGGTTCTTCCTCTGTTGCTGCGTTACTTATTACTTCCTGAAAGGCTAGTTCTTTTATTAGGCTTCCCAGATAGACAGGGCTCTCAACTCCTTTCATTCTTTCATGTGTATATACTGCATCAAGCCAGTCATCGTAAGTACCTCCGGATACTGCTATCCTGTTAAGCATTACGTATACTTTTTGAGCTATATTAAGAGCATCCATTGTGAACTCTCCAGCTGATGTGTCAACAGCTGTTAAAGCACTAACTCCATTTGCTCCTTCTATCCATTCTGTGTTAATCCAGTTGTTGAATAGATCACTTTGATAAGTTTTTACTGCTAATCCCTCTTGACTGCATTGTACGGCATATTTTAGCGTTTCACCTGAACCTGAGGCTGTTTTCATAGCAGAACTATAAGGCAATGCCGATGTATATAATATTGTGAATGCAGTTGCTCCGAGATAGGATAATATTGCCTCTCTCATATCATCTATTTCTGTTAAGTTAAACTCTTCAAGTCCGAAGGCATTTTCAGTGTCATTTGTTGCTGCTGGTGCTTCATCAATGTACACTTCTCCCGCGGAAACTGTACTATTTGCAGTACCTTGTACAAGTTTTGTTGTATTATTGTATACTATATTATCTAGTATAGCTCCTAATGTTGTTAAACTTGTATCCAAGTGACATGGTATATTTTCAGGAAATGGCATATTTGGGCAGTTAGATGGATATTGTATAAATACAATATCTCCATCAGTTAAATTTGATGAATTAGCTACTCCCAATAATGGTTTCTGATTTCCATATTGATCTTGATATACTGCTGATATTGGCGTCATTGCTGTTTGTAAAATTGCAGCGCTTGAATGTATGAAGTAACCTACTTCCTCTTGTTTATTTGAGTAGTAATTTTTGAATATATCCCAGTATGCTAATAGTGGGCACGCATTGAAATCTCTTGTTGCAGGGTTTGTTACTCCTGTTATGTTTCCAAGTCCTGAAATTCCTAAATATTTCATTAGACTGCTGGAATTGATTTGTTCGTTGTCATCATATGACTGTTTATAATCTGCGTGATTGTTTGTTAACAATCTTATTTGTGGCAGATATATGTTTGCCATATCCATACCTACACCTAATTTATTCATGTGTAGTTTTGCGTTGTACAACCTTAATGGTATTTCAAATACATCTAATTGTACTTTATAGCTTCCGAATAGTGGTCCTATTGTTGGTAATGTCATTACCTCAGTATTTAGTTCTATTCTGAAATTGTCTCCCGGTAGGGCTAATTTGTTCATGAAAGGGACTAGAGTACCTGAACTCATTGAACTTCTCCATAAGTAACTTAGATCATGTGTTGACCTTTCATAGTTACGATATGATAATTGTTGTTTGTTGCCGCTGCCTAAGCGGTCACCTCCTAATGTTGTTTCCATGTCTATTTATTATTATTTTGTTTATTTATTACATCACAAATGATTGTACATAATGTAATTATGTTTTCATATGTTATGTTAGTTAGTTTTTCGATTACGTGTTCTTTAGTCAAGTAATCTTCTGTTATTTTGTAGTTTCCGAATGTACCGAAGTATATATTCTTTTCGGTGTCATTTATGAGCATAAAGGGAGTGTTTTTTATTTCCTCTCTTATTATTAACTCTTTTGATTTTTCACTATTTTTTAGTATTTCCATTTTAGAATAGATTTTGTTGGTAAGCTTGTGATTTTTTGCATCCCATTGTACGTATTATTGTTATCGTATACGTTTCGTGGTTCATTCTCGATGATTGATCTATGAGTTTGGTTTTTTCCCATAGTCTACCCATCTCGGACTTATCTATTATTTGTCCGGTCTCTTGATCTATATAGGTGGTGACCGATTTGTATTTATATTTTTCATTCATTTTAATTAAGATTTTTTCTTGTTAAGGAAATCTGATACTGCTGTAAGCAATCTTAGGATAATTGCTGTACCACTCCAGTTGTTAACCGTTGGAATTGCCCTTGCAACTACTTCGTAGCATCCTGCTACAACTGTAATAATGATTAATGCTGTACTCATTTTGTTTGTTTTTAATTATTTGGGATTATTCCCGCACTAATATATTTATTTTTTTTTATATTTATGCATTATTTGTATTTATTTTTAATAGTTATTCTCGATTTTGTATGGGGCCCGTAGGATTAGCCCCTGAAATCGGGAAATAACTATTAGGCTCGATCCCTTCTGCTGGGTCGTATTTTATTTCATTTATTTCTTTTGTTTCATTTTCCTTTTTTATTCTTTCTAGTCTCTTTATATTTCTTAGGTTTTGTTCGTATTTAATTCTATTCCAATCTTTTTCGTCATCTCCGTATCCTAATTTTTTATTTATATGTCTTTGTTCTTCAAGTACTTTATAGTAGTCTATTTCATTTTTAGATACATCTATTTTTATTTTATTTACGTATCTTGTTTGTTTGTCTAGTAAATTTAACCAGAGTAGTTCTCTCTGCTCATCTGTATATATTTTATTTCTGTAATATTTTGGCATTGGTAATTTTAATCCGTTTCTAGTGGTATATAATTCGTTTGTTTTTTTTTCATTATACATATTATTTTTACTATCGAAACGATTTAGATAATTACTTCCTATGCCTTTACTACATAGTATTATAGGTGTATAGTATTTGTGTTTTAGGTCTATTTTATGTATATATTTTATTATGTAATTTATTGTTTTTTCGTTTACGTAGTCTCCTATCCATACGTTACCGTATTGCCAGATTGTCTCTATATCTTTTATTTTATCAGTCCAAATCAATCCATGAATATGGATTCTTTCTGTATTTGTTTGTCCTAATTCTGTAACTAACCAGTGCTTGACACTTGTTTTGTATTTTTTTCTCCATCTCTCTAGGTATCTTCTTACTGCAATTGTTGCTATTTTATTGTCTCTGTCATATCCTGTTAATTTTTTATCTATTTCTTTGTCTATTTCGTTTAGTGATTCATCAGAAAACGAAAGAGTGACGTATTGTACACTTTTGAAATTTCTTATTTCTTCGTGTAATCTTACCTGCCACTCTCTCGACTTTTGTTTCATGCATTCCATGCATTTACCGCACCCTACGGGGACGAATTTAGCTCTTTCATCATTTAGTTGGGGTATTATACCATTGTTTTTTTTTGTGGCCGTATACTTTCTATTTAATATGAATTTAGGGTATAGGCACATTTATTTTTGTTTTACAATCCATAGCTTAAATACGTTTATAATTGAATCTATTGCAGTAGAGCCTATCTTTACGGCTTTCATTGAATTCATCCAATTAAGTTCTATGTCTTTTAATGCTGCCTCTTTTTGAGAGTTTTGAGCATCTGCTCCTAATTTTGTTATTTCAGCTTTTGCTTGTTCTGTATAGAATTTTGATTGTTGCTGTACTAGCTCTAATTGATGTCTGCTTATTTCTTGTTGGTTTAAAACTTGCATTATTCTATCGGATAGCGTTGCATAGCTCCAATTGTTTTCTATGTCTTTTCCTGTTGTATTTGCTGTTACATTTTGTGTTTCTGCATTTACTTTTTGTTTTTGAGCTTCTAAGAGTTCTATTTGTTTTGCCATCATTATGGCATTTCCCAAATCCATTGGGCTTTGTTGTGGTGTTGGTGCGCTTCCTGATGCTGCGCTTCCACCTCCTTGACTTCCTGTAACGCCCCCAGGTCCTCCGTTACCATATAGTAATCCCGGATTTAATCCGGCTTCTTTGAGCATTTCTACCTGTGCTGGGTAGCTAGTTCTTTTCCATGTATCTAATTGAAGTTCTTGACCATATTTGTCAAGTTGCATTTGGTTTTTTTGTTGTATACCCATAAGCTTTTGGGTATTTTTCATTGCTCGTTTTTCACGGGCATTTTGGGTTATCATTCCCAGTAATCCGGTACCTACATTTGCTACTGCTCCTGCAATAGGTCCCAAGATACTTCCATTATTATTTGTATTTTCCATTTTCGCGCTTTTATAAAGCGTGTGTCCTTATCTTGGTATATAAGAACACACGCGTACCATTTATTTTATCTGAGTATTGTCAGCGGTGCCGGGTGTTGACTCAGCTTCGCTGATTTCTACTATTTTAGCTTCTTTAGTTTCTTTAGTTTCCTTTGTTTGTTTAGTTTCCTTTGTTTGTTTAAATATTTCATCTCTTTTAGCTTCTTTTGATCTATGAACAACGTCCATTGCTTCTGTTGCTATTTCAAATCTATCTGTTCTGATATTGTATGCGGGATTTCTGCC